TACTGAAATTAGAAATTACGGCGAGATAGCCGTTGGTGATGTAAACTATTTATCGGCAGAGTTCATAGTTCTCTGCTACGCAGACTAGGAGTAAGAATGGCAAAGTTCGCCGCAACAGACTACAAGGTGACAGTGAATGGAACCAACCTATCCACTTCGCTTCAAAGTGTTGAATTAAGCATTGAATCAGATGATTTAGAAACAACCGCATTCGGAAGTGAATGGCGCAATCGCATTGGTGGATTGAAGTCAGGCTCGGTCACATTGTCTTTCTTCCAAGACTTTGCTGCTACCGCCGTTGATGTAACTTTATTCCCATTGTTTAACACTGCCGCGACTGTTGTTATTGTTCCAACTTCAGGAACTGTAAGCGCAACAAATCCGTCTTACACATTCAACGCGCTTGTTACCCAATACACTCCATTCGCATCAAGCGTTGGCGACATTGCAACACTCAGCGTAACTTGGCCTGTTGCTGGAACTGTAACGAGAGCAACCGCCTAGCATGAAAATGAACCTGCGAGTCGAATACTCTGACAAGACCATCGAAGAAGTCGAGTGCAACATTAGAGATTTTGTTGCGTTTGAATCTACTTGGAATAGAAGTATCGCAAAACTAGAAGATGAAATGAAAATTACAGACCTAGTTTGGCTGGCTTGGCATTCCATCTCAAGACGCAAGCAGACAAAGCATGACTTTGAAAATTGGCTTGACACTATTGATGGCGTTGAAGCGAGCGAAGAAATCCCAAAATAATTCCGCTTGGTGATTCTAGTTATCACTGGATGATTGCTAATCTCTCATTGGAAACTGGAATAGCCCCAAGCGCATTATTGCAAGAATCAGACAGAATGATCTACACGCTAATTATGGCTCTGCGCTCAAGAAGAAGCGGAAACTAATGGCGACAAATGTTATTGGCATTAAGCAAACCGTCTCTGAGTTGCAAAAACTTGAGAAAACAATAATCAGCGCTGCACGCAAGGATATTAAAAGCGCTGCAGAACCTATGCGTTCTGGCATTCAATCAGCCATTCCAAGTCAAGCACCGCTTAGAGGCATGCGACACAGAGGTCGCACTGGCTGGCAACCTGAAAACATCAGAGTAGTTATTAAAACCAGTTTCACTCGCAAGGCTCAGGCTGGCAGAACTTCAATCGTTTCTATTGTGGTTGGTGGCAAATCTGGCAGCGCTGGAACTGCAGGCCTGATGATCGCTGACATGGCTGGCATACGTGGCAAGATCGGCACTGGCAGAAGCCGCGAATACAGAACAGGCATGAGCAACACTTCAAGCCATAGGCTCAACGGCCAAGGCAGAGTAATGATAAATAAACTCAGTGGTCGCTTTGGTTCGCCATCTCGCTTTGTATGGCGTGAGGCCAATCGGCATTTGCCAGAAGTTAAGACTCAACTATCAAATACAATAGATAAAGTAAATCACGACCTGACAAACAAGTTTAAGTCAAACAGAACGGTAGGTTAATCATGGCAATTATTGTCCCGATTCTTACCAACTACAACGCTAAAGGCGTTTCTCAGGCAACTCGCTCATTTCAGCAACTTGAAAAACAGTCAGGCGTTTTAGGCAAAAGCATAGGCGCTGCGTCAAAAATTGGTACGGCTGCTATGACTGCGCTCGGAGTTGCATCACTTGCATCGGCTGTAGCCATTGGAAAGAACGCTGTCCAAGCGGCAATTCAAGATGAGGCTGCACAAAAGTTGCTGGCTAAGGCTCTGCAAAATACGACCAGCGCAACTAGAAAACAAATTGATGCAGTAGAAGATTACATCACCAAAGCGCAAATGGCTTCTGGCTTTAACGACAATGAATTGCGTCCTGCATTTGCAACTCTAACTCGTGTTACACGCGACTCTACGAAATCTATGGAGTTGTTAAATCTTGCACAAGACATTTCTAGAGCCACTGGTCGCGATCTGGGCGCTGTTTCGATTGGTTTGTCTAGGGCTTACGGCGGAAACTTTACCGCGCTTCAAAGACTCGGCGTGCAGTTACCCGACAACATTAAGAAGTCAAAAGACTTTAATGCTGTAACTGAGCAACTGACTACATTATTTGGTGGCTCGGCTGCCGCTTATGCTGAAACCTATGCTGGAAAATTAGCAATCCTGAAAGAACGAACTGGTGAGGCAAGCGAGAGCCTTGGCACTTTCTTGCTGCCTGTAGTGACTAAGTTTGTTGATGCTCTTAATACCAACGTAATCCCTGCAGTTGAGCGCATTGTTGGCGCATTAGGTCAAGGCGGACTTGCTGGCGGCGCACGTCAGGCATCGGCTGAGTTCTTTAAGTTCACTGGAAACCTAACGGGTATTGGCAAAGACTTACTAAATCTCATTAACTTCTTTGTCGGTTTGAAAATCGCAACTATGACATGGGCTGCTGTTACCGTTGTGGCTGCAGGCACTGTCAAGGCCGCCTTGATTTCAACAGGTATTGGTGCGATTGTTGTTCTTGTCGGACTTCTAATCGGCAGACTTCTGTATTTAATTGAAACATCAGAAACCTTTAGGGCGAGAATGGTTAAAGCCATTGTCGTAATTGCAAAAGCGTTTGAGTTCTTATTTAACGGACTTGGTCGCGGCATTGAAATGCTGCTACTGAATCTTATTGACATACCTAAAATAGATTTAAGTGGATTAATTTCTTCTCTAGGCAAAGTTTCAACTTCAACTGCAGTAGTTTCAGATACAGTGCAAGAAGCCAGAGATAACGCTCTAGGTATGGCGGCTTCATTTGATAGCACTCAGGGTCTGGGCGGCGGAGGCGGCGGAGTTAAGCAGGCCGTAGATAAAGCATCTAAAGCAGTTACAAGTTACAAGGCTATCCAAGACGGCCTTAATCAAACAATGAAAGACGCATCTGACAGACTAGATGAAGCCAAGAAAACATTTGATAACTACTCAAGTTCTGTCGCTGGCACTATCACTAACACAATCAACTTCGGCTCCGCCCTAGATAGGGCGGCTGAAAACAGCACCACTTTCTTTGACGAACTTCGGGCTGATGCTGGCAGAACTACAGAGTTTGCAGAAAAAGTAAAAACTTTAATCTCAATGGGGTTAAGCGAAACTGGGGTTAAGCAAGTTCTAGACGCTGGCGTATCTGCAGGAACTGCAATCGCTGACTCAATCATTAATGGTGGCGCGGCTGCTATCACTGAAATCAACGCCATGACACTAGCGCTTGAATCTCTTGCTGATAGCGTGGGCGACAGCGCGGCTGATTTATTTGCTATCGCAGGACAACAGGCTGGCCAAGCATACATCGCTGCACTTACAGCCGAACTTGTCAGAGCGCAACAGGCCTCAGCCGAGCAGACAGCAAAATCCGAAGCACTTGTTGCCGACACCTTAAAGAAATACAAGAAGTCTGGTAAGGGATTAAGTAAAAAAGAAAAAGCAAAGATTGAAGAACTTGCAACATCTCTAGGTGTGGCCATTCCAGCGATGGCAAAGGGTGGCATTGTTACTCAACCAACGCTTGCGCTGATTGGTGAGGCTGGACCCGAAGCAGTTGTGCCTTTATCTGGCCGCAATGCTCCGATGGGTAATCAAATAACTATTAACGTAAATGCAGGCATGGGTGCTGATGGTGCAAGTATTGGGCGTGAAATAGTTGATGCGATTAAACGGTATGAACGCACGAGTGGTCCCGTCTTTGCGAGCGCATAAATGTCTAATCCAGAAACTAAGGTCTATATTGCGTTTGATCTCACAGCATCAGGTGGTTCGTTCTTTGCGCTTGATGATTCAATTCGTGGCGCTCTTAATAGCGCTTATGTTTTGGGTGGCGATATTCTGGTTGATGTTACTAACTATGTCGCTAGTGCTTCTATTTCTAGAGGTAAGTCACGGGAATTAGATCGCTTTACCGCAGGCAACGCATCAGTCACCCTGCACAATGACGATAGAACCTTTGACCCGTTCTACGAGGACAGCCCGTACCGTTCCCAGATTCTGCCTAGAAAGCAAGTCGTTATTGAAACCAACGGCATCCGTCAGTTCACTGGTTACATAGATGACTGGGATTTGTCATACGAACTAGGCAATAAATCATTTGCTTCTATTTCTTGCGTAGATGGATTTTTGCAATTATCAGCGACACAAATTGATTCATTCACAACTACATCTCAATTATCTGGACAGCGAATTGAAGCGGTCATTAATCGCCCCGAAGTTGCTTGGCCTACTGGTGAGCGCGACATTGATACAGGTATCGAAACATTGCAAGCAGATGTAATTCCAGAGAACACCAACGCCCTGCAA